ATTGGGCGCACAAGGTGTAATCGGTCTTATCGCGGTCTGGATTCTATACGAAATCTGGTCACGTAAATAAAAAAAAATAGGGGGGAAAATCCCCCCTATCATAGCCTATTGAGATATATTCTCAACCCCAATCTCTTTCTGAGCATCTTCAAGAGGTACAATCACATAATGAATTGAAAGAACAATAGCGAGTGATGCCGCAAGCCCAACCATCATTTTAAGGAAGTCTTTGCCAATCAATGGAAATACTACTTTAAACTTCTCCTTACCAGTTACTGTCGCCATAGCAAGTTCTCGCCCACATAACAGTCCAACAAAGACCCATGTGGTTGACATTGGAATATCATTCAATTCCTTAAAGAAATATAGAATTAAGAAGTAAACCAAATCAATAATTGTTGCTGATCTGACATAGCGAGTGTTATGCTTTGATAAAACAATCTGTTGAATTTTACCACCACCCTCTCTTAGCATAAAGCCAAGACCAGCAACAAACACAACAGATATCATAATCATCAATTCAACCGACAATTCCCTTGGAAGAAAAACGGCAATGTTTGCCATATCATGAGATAACCAAGTCCACCATAGGAATCCAGTTGTTATCCATTGACCAACACGCCAATAGTTCTTATGATTTTCTTTTACAGGTTTCGCCTCATCAAGCAATCTGCTTACTATCATCCATATAGCATATGCCGCAATCGCTGCAACTGCATAACCTAACATGGATTTCATCAACATTTTCTCTAATACAAACGATGAAGCGAATGCCGAAAGAACAAGAAATGATGTGCTTACTGGTACACCAAACCTTGTTAATAGCAATAAGACGCCAGGAGCGCAAGCGTGATACCACTGTATCTCTTGCCATGGTATTTTGTTTAATCTCCCATAACTAATATCACCACCATTATAATACCACCCATACCATAATGCCCACAACAAAACAGACGATGCTGCAATCCACATAGTCTGCCAACTAAATCTCTCATTATTTGATGCAATCCATGTTCCCAATGTTTGAACTGAATCGTTTGCGATAACCGCATATGCCGCGAATAGAAATCCGATCAGCATCCAGATACTCATAACTTCCATTATACTCTCCTTTTTTGAGGTTTTAAGTATTGATTTAACATTGCAATTTATATGAAAATTACTGAAATTCGTGTAACAGTTTTGTGAAATGTGAGAGAAGATAAACAGTATCATTGAGCAAACAAAAATCACACTTTACCGCCGAGTACTCAGCTTGTGAAAGTGTCTCTCCTTGAAGGTCTAGTTCTAATGGAGTAGACCTCTCTCACTGCTTATCTTCTATCGGCAATCTCAATGCCGCACTACTTGTGATCGTGCTTTGTTTCCGTTCAGTTAGACGGTTCACTTCGTCAGAGTACAACTCCAGGACTATCTAGGTAACTAGCCTAGCAGGTCAAGTGATGGGAGAGAAACTAATCTCTCCCAAATTCTTTTATGCAGCGTTAGCGAGTTCAACTGCCTTTTCTGCCGCTTTTACTTTGCGAGTTTGATTAACACCAAACCACTGACTGTGCAAGCGATTTTCAGCATTGCGCCCTTGCATATGATCTGTAACATACGTGACGCTATTCAATGCGCTCCACCATGTACCAGGAGCAAACTCTGCACCAGGTTGTGTCTCTAGAACATCGTAGCAAAGTTTTGCATTGCGTGACAAGTCTGCCAGTTTATCAACTTGATTTTGTTCTTTGGTGCGTGAAGTATTCGGAAATACATCATTATAGAACTGGATCAAGGAGTCGGCAGTAACGCGCTTGGAACCCAAGAATTGCGCCATGTCTTTGTACTTTGCAAACTTTTCAGATGCAATTCCAAGAGTTGTTTTCACATTGTCTGCATTGAACACTGCGCGATGACCAACTTTTGCTGCATTCGTTGCGTTACGACTAAGTGACATTGTAAGAGTGTTATTACAAACAACACGAACTGGAGTGAAACGAACGTCAATAGATTTCCCATACTGGTGTGGATTACTGAAAAGTAAGAATGATTCAACAGTATCCTCACCAAATACATCAAATGACTCTTTGACTTTTGCCAATGCCCAAGTGATCTGTCCACCTTTGAGCGAACCAGCAGTATGCATTTCCATGTCACCAGCGGCGACATACTCTGCAAAGAAATCAAAAGCATCTGAATTTTGACAAGGATTCCATCCTTCGCCAACATTTGTCAGAACCTTGTTATCGCTCAGACGAACCAAAGACTCTTGACCAGTTTTGATTTTTTCGCCATTGATTTCAATAAATGATGGAACCTTTTGCACTTCCCAATCAAGACCAGCCTTTTGCATCATTTGAACTGGTGTTAGATCATTACTAACTGGTGTGCCTAACCCATGCCAAGGAACATCTCCCGCATAAGCCATTTGCGCTACACCGTCTACAAATTCTACTTCATGTGCCATTTTGAACCCTTTCAGTGATTCGTTGTTTTCATTTCATTTGTATATTATACGATAAAAACAAACACTTGTCAAGCATTTGTTTTCATTTCATTTAAATTACCCTACACACTCTGTGAAGCCCATCATACCAACTTCATGCAAGGACTGCCCAAAGGCGGTTTCAATCTCAAACAAATCACCCATCATTGAACTACGCAAACCCATACCACCTTCATTTAGTGGTGCAATGCGATTAACATGGTTAGGGTTATAGTCTGAATTATCAGCAATATCATCACGGCTCCAAGAACCCATGATATTTTGTGTCCAGCGATAGGCATACTCAAGAGCCTCATTCTGATCAGTGATAGAACTTGGCAGATTTACTTCTGCAACTAAATTCTGACCTTCAACATCGCCAGTTTCACGATTGCGCTCTGCATGATAAACATAAACTTGCATGGTATGTCCTTTCAAGACTGATTCTCTTTACTCTTATAATCTAGTATATGTTGAGGTGATTGTCAACCCTAATATGCCATAATCTTTGGACCACCAACTTCTGGCTTATGGAGAACAGCAACTTTGCTTTCAAGGATGGGCTGTTCATCTGCCTTTGTTACAAATGAACTGTATTTGTAGGGGTCATATGTGACTGCAACACCATTATTTAAACCGAAAATTTCTTCAGACATTTCTCCACGAACCATCGCGTGAACATTCTTGCGGCCCTCTTTTAGAACCTTTAAACGTCCAGCCTGACGAACCACATAAGTTGGGTTCATAATTGTCACATCAGACATATGAGCGATGACACGCCCCTTATGTCTGACAGAAAAGATATGTTTGTGGAGATTGTAATAGACTTCCACTCTCATTTTTACGCTCCTACAAATTTAATGTTGTGGTTGCTTGCGGCACAAATAGTAAGAACCTCACCAGCGATATTGATCGTATCACCAATCTCATATCCAAGGTAGACTTTCTGTTCAGTCTTAGAGGATGTTACCATTGAACCATTACCAAAGGCCCAGTGACCATCTTCACTGTCCCAGCCAACAGTATAGTTCCGCACCCACTCATATTTATCATTGGCGAATGCCCGAATGGTAATGTTGATGGATGACATAAGCGAGTCACCAGCACCTTCACGGTCCAAAGGCAAAACAGCATCTGCATTGCTCACTACGAGAGAACCGGGAAGGTTTGAAACGATTGAAACTGCTGAAGTCATTTTGTGTCCTTTCAAGACTAAGTGATTCTCTTTACTCTTATAATCTAGTATAAGAGTAGGAGTTTGTCAAGCCATTTTAGAATATTTCCGATACTTTTTAATATCCCACTTTTCAACAACAGGATTGCCATACTCATCCTCATCAACGGCAATGTAAGCGACAGTCTTTAAGACTTTACCATATCTATAATTCCATTGGCCTACCGCATTATGAGAAACCCAAATCAAATGAGGAAAATCCCACTCATCTGTCATTTCTTCATGATTGGTGGAAAACTCAAAAAGATTGTCACAATCCTTTTCAGTAAAAGAACCAGCGATTGAACCATCACCATAAGTGAAACCTACTGAATCTGGAGCGTATGCCATGCTATTACACCTTCCCGTAAAAGTTAACCCAAAATTCCCATTCTTCTTGACCCATCTCACTCAGGTCCATATGGGAAATCTTACTCAAAACTTCTTCTGCGACAGCTTTGGAGCAATTCAAAAGATCAGAAATTTGTTGAATACGAAGCATTGTGAACCCTTTCAGTGATTCTCTCTACTCTTATAAACTAATATAAAAGTAGAGGTTTGTCAACACTAATCTAAAATGCAATTCCATTGTTCATGCATATAAAATGCTTCTAATGTATTATCTTTACCAAATGGTGAGATAATTTTACATACTGGTGGATTAGTATCATCGCAGCGTTCATTATGCCTCATACTCATAGAACCCTCTACAATTTGACAATCATGGTGTGAAGGTTGAACCATTGATCCTACAAATCTAACTGTTACAACTTGCATTATACTATCCCTTTTCCGATTTTGATGATAGACACCTTTCTATTACCATAAAACATTTTCGCATGTTTTATAGCCTCTTTACGATCTTTCACCGTTACCCTTCTACTTATAGGACCACCACTAGATATAACTGGCCCAGTGAGTGCTATTACATATGTTGATAGATCATTCATATTAAAAATTCCTACATAATTGATTGTTTATAATTTCCCAAATGTCACCATTATTTTCTATATCAGACTGCAAATCTTCCAATTCGGCATCTGATAGGATTTCACCATCTTCATATTCTGCAAATGAAATGTATGCATCACAAAAATCTGGATAATCATTCATATCAATACATTCCATTTCCACACTTCCGATATTTACGCTTTTCATTTTTCTTTTCCTTTACATTAATATTTCTATGATTGCTATTATAACAATTAGGTTTATTACATTACTCAAAAGATTTGTCAACATGATTCTTACCAACCCCTACTTTCAATCCAAATTTCTTCTTCCCAGATGGATTGAAGAAGTATATCATCAATCTTTTCATCATGAGCCTCTTGCTCAAGTTGCTCTACTTGCATACGCTTGAGTTCAATCATTGCAGACAGGCTATTGATCGCCATGCGCTTTTCATCACTCGCACCTTCAGTCAAGTTAATGATTGCATTCTCAAGTGTCTCAATGTCTTGTAATACTTCATTCATGTTTCACGCCCCTTTAAGATTCGTTATATGATATACCTAACCTTCTCTATAACAAATGTCAACCCTTAAAGTTATAAATAGTATTATGAGATACATAATTTTTTATTGGTTTATATTATATTAAAAGTATATTAGAAGAAAGATAAAGTTATGATTGATCCACTTACGGCTATAGCCGCTGCATCTGCTGCATATAAAGGGCTTACCAAAATTGTCCAAGCGGGGCAGGAATTGGAAAACTGTACTGACCAATTAGGGAAATGGTTTGGTGCGCTTAATGATATTAATAGAGCAGAAGAACAAAGAAAAAGACCACCATTACATGCAAAACTTATGGGTTCGGGTTCCATAGAAGAAGAAGCATTTGCTATATTAACTCACAAGAAAAAAATGGCAGAGCAACAGAAGGAAATCATGTTCATGTTGAATATGAGGTTCGGGCCAAATACCTGGGATGAAATGATGGAATTAAGACGCGCTATAAAAAAAGAACGTGAGGATACTGTTTACGCCGCTGAAGAATTTAAACATGCCATACTGAATGGTGGAATAATGATAGCATTATCTCTTGGTATTTTGACCACTATTTTTGGTGGTGTATGGTTAATTGGTACGGTTCAACAACCGCCTTGGTGGTAATATGGTACAAGTTTTTGCACTCATGCTTTTCATAGGAATTGGTGAAAGTAGAATAGAAGTTGAAGAAAAACTATATTTCTATTCAGTAGAATATTGTAACTCAACCGCTGAAGCGTTATCTAAAAGATGGGGTCATTGGTCAGCAAAAGATCAGGCGACTGCATATTGTATACCTGTAAGTGTTCCAGAAGGAACACCTGTAATAAAAACTCATGTTGAACCTTCATACTACCCTAAACCACCAGCACCACCTAATGGTATGCTGGCCTCTACCGATTAGCGAGTGGGTTATCAAGTGCCTTTGTTAGTTTAGCGTTGAGTCTTTCCTCAAGAGAACTTAATTCTCGTTTAACATAACCTTCAAGTCCAGATATTTTATCATTAAAACGATTGTTGGCATCGTCAATCATTGCACGAACATCAGTCTTGAGTCTGTCTTGCTCGGTTTCACCTTCGTCCATTAATTCTCGCACATCATCATTAAGTTTATCTGAAATAAGCCTCATTTCATCTTCTGCTTTGGTAACCTCAATTTCAATACGATCAAGATGTTTTTCCATACGAACCATTTCATCTTTCAGATCATGCTTTGCATCTCTGAGATAATCAGTATTTTCTGTGATACGATCACGAACCCCAGCAAATTCACCTTTAAATAATTCTAATTCTTCTGATACGAAATCCATATGTCTCTCAACAGTCACTTGATGCTCTTGCTGTATTGCAATTTGTTTATCAAATCCTGATAAATCTGGAGCAACATAACTTTGTATTTGCTCTTTCATATCTTGGTAATCTTTGTAGAATTCAAATCCACCCCAAAGACCACCACATATTGTACCTAATAATGGTACAATTAGGAGTATTTTTGAACCACTCGCCTTGACTCCACCATATTCTATCTCTGCCATATCTTAATTCCTTTAATTACTGCCTTAAACTTGGATATTGTAAATCCTCCATTATCCCAAATGTCGGGTCATTCACGAACCATCTTGAAAATGCATGATCTACTGTCGGCACTGGTGGATAAAAATAAATATCTGGTACTTCCATATCTCCATAATCAAAATCTGGTACAAATGCAATTAGTGCTGCTAATTGTGACTGTACTGCCACTTGTTCTTCTAAAGTTGATGCCTCTTCAACTTTCTTAGTAAGACTGTTTACTTTATCTGCAATCAATCTTCTTATCTTTTCTTTCCTAGAATTCTTTTTTTCTGCTTCTGTGGGGGATGAGTTTTCTTCTTTTTTCTTAGGTCTAACAACATCTTTTTCAGATTCAACGGCTTCGTCAGCATCTACCTCTTTATCCTTTCCATTACCATCCTCAGAGCCAGTATTTTCCCCAGTGTCTTTTTCTTTTCCACCATCGTCCTTGGACTCGCTCGGTTCATCATCGGATGATTCTTCACCTTTTCCATCAGAGTCGGACTTAGATTTGTTGTTTTTCTCTGGCTTGGGTTTCTCGGTTTCTTGGTCTGTGGTATTTCCTCTTTCTTCAGAGGTTTCTCCTGAGTCTGGTTCAGCAACTGTTGTTTCAACGATTTGCTCATTTAATTCTGCCTCCATTGCTGCGAGTTCTATTTCAATAGATTGAGTGGTAATTTCTTCTACTGGTGCTATTTGAGAAACTATATCAATTTGTGGTACAACAATTTCTTCGGTTACATTGATTTCTGGCATAACAATTTCTGGTATAGTTTCGGTTATCGTTATATTTGGATTAATAATTTCTGCAACAGGATCAGTTACCACAATTTCTTCCATGACAGTAGGTACAGAGTAGTTAGGACAACCAATATCATATTGCGGATCAACATCACATTGCTGATTGAAATATGCCGTTTGATAATTAGGACATTGAACACTATACAATGGATTAATCTTACATTGTTGGTCTTGATATGCGGTCACATAATTTGGACAGCCAATATCATATAAAGAGTCTGCAATACATGACTGATCATAAAGGTGTGTCGCATACGCTTCAGCGTAACCAATACACGATGGATTATATAGAGTATCTAAATCACATGGATTATTGCGATATGTAAACCACATTTCACCATCTCTTGCAACAGGACCATAGTATCCTTCCCACTGTCCATTATCTTGTGCATTGGCAACAAAACTAATATTTCCCAATTGATTTGGAGTGTATATTGTTCCAGTACCAGTGATATGATTAAAAAGTTCTATATGATCTTCGGTTATTTGCCAAACAGCACCTTCACCATCTGTGGTTTCATTTGTACTATGAGAATTTGATTCACTCCAATGATACCAAGTATCATAATCGTAAGTTTTTGTTTCTATAATAGTTCCATTACTGTCAGTAATCTCTATCACAATATTAAGAGCATCAAACTGATCTGCATATTCTCCAGTGGGTTTCATATTTCCATCAAGTCGGTTCTCAATATCTGTTGAACACCATACTTTATCACCATTTGCTTTTGTTATATTGAAACAACCATTAATCCATTTCCAACGATAATGAATTTTATCTAAACTTATGCCTGTACCAGCATCTGATAATACTTCATTTATTGCCATAGTCATTGCAAACGTATCAGAACATGCTCCCCATTGCAAAGTTGGTGAACCACTCCATGCTTCACTACTACCAGACAATAGATTCAAATGAGATGAACCACCTACACAAGTACCATTAGTTATTGTACCACCACTTAAATCTACGATTTCTGGTATAGTGGTAGTTACTCCACTATCAACTGTTATACTTTCTGTTGTAGCGTTAGTTGGCAGCGACCAAAAGAAGTACAAACAACAAAGCACCACTAATAACTGATCTACCAGTTTCCCATTGCCTTTTTTGAACATCTGCCTTTGTCTCCGGGTTAAACTCTATAGGAACTTTTTTCTTACCACTCCAAGTTTTCCATGCTTCTTTTGCTTCTTCACCAATTTTACCTTCATATGGGCAAGGTGTTCCTGCCATACCCATTGCATCAAATACTCTTTTATCTTGACACATTACAGAAACAGCAGCAACTTTCATACCCATATCATAGAGTGTTTTTGAAATTTTAAGTCTTTCACAGTTTTGATCTGTTACAGTTTCGCCAGTAGAAATGCCAAGTATTTGAGTCTGAACAGCACCAGAAATACCAACTGTGCAAAGGTCTTGAGAACTTCCTCCCGCACTAGGAGAAATTGCAGAAGGTGGTGGCGATATTACAATTGTTCTTCCTTCAGAATTAACTCTACTATTGCTATCAGTTGTAGTTTCTACTACGGTCTGAGCAAAAAGCATTTGTGTAAATCCAAATACCATAACAATACATAAAATACTCAATAATTTTCTAAACATGAAAAAATCTCCAAAATATTACCTACTATTTATATACAAAAAAGGAAGAGTGATTAACTCTTCCTCTTAATAAAATGTGATATAGTGTCACTTTTCTGTTGCTAGGTAAGTGACCAACCCCCTTAATTATGCAGCGAGTGCGTAACCAGAAGGTGCAAAATTATCGTTTGCATTTAGTATTTTCTTCGCGTTAACCCAGCTAAGTACGGGGAAGTCTCCATTTTCCTATCAACACCTGTCTATCCTATTTCATCCCCATCATAAAGAAACTGAACCTAAAGGTTTACAGATATATTTAACTGTATCCCAATGACCATCATTTGGTAATTCTGTATATTCTATGAGCATAGTTTCACACTTCAATTTAGTCTCAAACTGTTGCACATCTTGCTCTAAACAAGTTGATCCAGAACAAACTGTGAGTAGTATTTGCCAAATAATTTCCATTCTTTAGTATCCTTATGGTGGAGATGCGTGGTACTGCCCCACGGTCCAGTATGCATCAAGTTGATATCATCAACTACATTTTTATTTATATCATAAATTTTGATTCTTGTCAATAGAGAAATAGTTTTTATTGACCTTTTTAACAGATTATACTACTGTTTCTGTGGCAACATTACTAGCATTACTAACATTTGTAGAAGGAAATGATCTACCAGAACCCCAAAGAAGTCTTACTGCGCCAGAACCTGAGTTACCTCCACCTGCGCCTGACCCGCCGCCGCCGCCACCGCCGCCGTAATTTCCTGCATTTGTATGACCATAACTACTAGTGGCATCTTCACCACCAGAACCACCTGTACCTGCACCCGTAGTTGTAGGATGTTGATTTGGATGTATGTTAGCAACACCGCCGACACCATTTGATCCTTGACCATAGACACCAACGCCTCCACCGCCACAAGTATATCCACCTGAGTTAGCCATTGATCCCCCAGCACCACCCCCTTGACCATTTCCAGCCTGTCCAGTTTGACCAGATTTTCCGTCACCGCCATCTCCAGAATAGCCAGCGGCCCCACCGCCACCGCAATACTGATACGTTCCAGAACCTTGACCATCACCGCCGTTACCACCACCATCTCCAACATAACCACCACCTGTTGCGGCATTACCACCTTCACCCATTACGGTTGATGTGTTTATAAAATAACTATGTTGATTTGCTTTATTTTGACCACCAGCACCAACAACTACAGTATAAGATTGGCCGGGCGTGACTGATATATTATTTTTCCAACCAAGACCGCCACCACCACCTGCTTGCGCCCCCGCTTCTGCGCCAGCACCAACAGCCACTACTGATACGCTAGTAAGTCCAGATGGGCATGTCCAAGAGTGTGTTCCTGATGTTGAAAATAAATAACTAGAAGCAGCAGGACCAAATGATAACGCAAATGAAGATGGATAACTAACCGCTGAATTTACACCATCTGTTACACTAAATGTCAAAGTAAATGTCGTAGAATTACTTGCATGGGGAGTAATAGTAAACACATTATCAACATTTGAAACTGTTGTTCCGTTTAATGATCCAGCAGTTACACTTGATGACCATGTTAAAGCCATTCCTTCTGGGTCTGTAGCAACGGCAGTAATAGTAGTTGCTGTAGTACCATCAGTTGCTAAAGCATATGCTGAATTTACACCAGTAATAGAAGAAGGTGAAGCATTTGTCACTTCAGCGACTAGATACCAACCAACACCGTTCCAAACGTATAAATTGTTTGTCGCTACAACAAATGCAGTATTTCCTTTTTCTGTAGAATCCGCAGGTAAAGCTGCAAGAGTTGCGTAAACTTTCATGCTAGATTTTTGTGGGCCAGCCGCCTCTGAAGCGGATAGAGGTGCTGGGTCAAATGTTGGAAGTGCATATGCATATCGGCTTTCAGAATACTTACCCATAATTTATCCTTGCAATTCTGCCGTAGGTGGGGTAAAGGTTGCGGTATATCTTGCAAGACCTTTTGTAATTCTAAAATCTTGTATATATCCTCCTAAAGAAAGATATGATCCATTGGTATATGCTGCATATAAAACATAATCTGTTTGATTTAAATTATATGAGTTTGTTCCACTATCAAATAGTGTCCCGTTATAAAAGAGTCTGAGTGAGGTTCCTTGTCTGGTCATTGCTATATGCTGCCATTGGTTGACAACGAATTTATTTGCCGCGCTGGTAAACATCTGATTTGTGCTATTATTTCCAATAAACCATCGGTCAATACGCATGACTACACCCAGACCACCTCCTATTGTAGCCCCACTAATAGCAGTAGCATACGAACCCATAGAAGTTGGGTATACCCAAGCCTCTACTGTAAAATCATCTGTACCAATAGGTTCAATTGGTATTGAAACATAATCTCCAGAACCATCACCATATATTGATTTTGTTCCAGCAAATTTTACTTGACTTGTAGACGTTGCAGCATCACCAAAACATTTTATCTTACTTGATTGACTCAAATCTGAAATAGATGTTTCTGGATTAAGTAAGAATTTGACGTTATTAGCACTAGCAGTTACAACTATTGTTCCAACCATCGCAGCGTGGTTTCCACATTGATAGTAATATGTACCTGCTGTATTAGGAGTCCAACTAACTACACCGCTTGTCGCTCCTTGTCCTGTTGCTGCTGGAGTACTGACATTTGAACCTCCATTTGACACTCTAATATAAAATGGATGACCTGAAGCATTTACAGTAAAGTTTACAGTTTGACCAATTACCATATTTACAGTTGTATTATTGCCTGTAACTGCTCCACTTAATGTGTATGCACTAGCACCAGAATTTGCCACACCTATAGCTATGGCTGGATACGTTGGAGAATTTGTTAATGGCGCAGTTGGTGGTGTAAATGCAGATGTATAACCTGATGTGCCTTTGACTACTCTTACGTCAGATATGTAGCCTAGATATGGTTGTGCGCCACTAACACCGCCACCAATAGTTAAAGCGTCTGTAGAGTTATTTAAAGCAGTGGTAACTGTAGAAGAAACGACTGATGTGCCATTTAAGTAGGCTACAAAAGAATTTCCGTATCTAACAAGAGCAACATGTGACCACTGGTTAAGAGGGACTACCGTTGATGATACATTGTCAACAATGCTACCAGCGTTAGTAAGAAATCTTAAATGTCTTGAACTGTTATTACTCATTTGCAACGCCCAAGAGTAACTTCCAGACCATTGACCCATAATAATTGGTTGATTAGGGGAACCTGTTGGGTATATCCAACATTCAGCAGTAAAGTTTTCAGAAGCCATATTAAAATCTGCATGATCTGGAACAGTTAAATAATCGCCTGATCCATCAAAATATGCAGACGCACCATGAGATGCTTCTGAATATGCACCATTATCAAATAATGAGAATGGTTTTAGAGATGCATCACCACCAACAGTAATTGCATGATTTGATGTAGACTGATCTTTAAGATAAGGTAAATCGCCAAGTAAAAATTTTGTGTTTGTAACAGCAGTAAGAGGTTCTGTTGGAACTGTAATGCTTGTTCCAGTATAAAGTCCTGTTCCATTAACTATACGAACATCTCTCATATAACCATCAAAAGACCAAGCACTTAAAGACGAGCCGTCACTTCCGACAGTAAGTGTTGTATTAGCAGTACAATTTTCACTTGCTGCATTAGTAGTAGTTCTAGTGCCATTTATATATGTAGAAATTGAACCTGAAGTGCGAGATACTGCTATGTGCAGCCACTCCTTTATCGCTGGAGTCTGAGTAAAGTTAGTAGAAGTTCCAGCACCTGAACCAGAAGAACTAGCAAAAACAAGTGATGTGCCTGTATTATATAGATTCCAACCAAAGAGACCACTACCACTCCATTTGCCAATCAATCCTTGATTTTTTAATTGATTAAAATATACCCACATTTCTACTGTAAAGTCACCAGTTAAATTTGTCTCTGTCGTTTGAGGAATTGTTATGTAATCGTTAGTTCCATCAAGTCCCAATGAATATCCACCATGACGGTGTGGACTGAATGTTGATGCTGTTGAGTTACCAGCGACAGTAATTGTATGATTTGAGGTAGAAGCGTCATCAAAAGTTTGATTTGAACCAGTTGCAGTCGCCTTAACTAACGATATAGTGTATCTAGAATTTGTTACAGTAAATGATAATGTAAATGCGCCTACTTTACTAACAGTCCCATTCAAACCATCAGTAACATTGAAAGTAATACTAAAGGTTGTGGGATTGCTTGCATGTGGTGTAATAGTAAAAACATTATCTGCTTGACTAACAGTTGTTCCATTTAATGCTCCAGATGATACCGCATAGGACCAACTAAGTGTAAATCCTTCTGGGTCTGTGGATACTGCTGTAATAGTTGTGGCGGTTCCATCTGTTGCAAGTGCATATGTATCACTAACCCCAGTAATTGCAGTTGGAGATGCGTTTGTAACAGTAGCAATTAAATACCATCCTACGCCGCTCCAAATATATAACCTATTTGTCGCGACAACAAAAGCAGTATTTCCAGGTGTAGAGCCAGAAGCAGGTAAATCAGCAAAAGTTGCATATGAATATGATGCTGGTGTGGAGTTTGTGCTTTTAGGAAAACTAACCGATTCAGTTGCATATCTTTTTCTAGAGTAACTACCCATTTAACTAACCTTATATAAATCCTTTAATACTATTTATATAGATTTGTTTTTCTTTCACCATTCTTTACCCAAGCATCTTCAAAACCTTCAAACTGCATAGGGTTACAATTAGACCAAACCCTTTTAAAATATCCATTGAGTACTGCATGTACATCTTTTATAGAATAACCATCTGGAATCAACATACCTTTAACTGCCCACATTAAACGATTTGCTTCCTTTATTTCTTCTGGACCCATATCATCAACTGAGCAATTATAATTAACCATTTGCATAGCCTGATACATGATTGTAATCAAAACTATTAGAAGATTTGTGTTGGCTTGGATACTTCATCTCGCGAAGTATCTCATTGTAAGTTTTCTTAACTTCAAACTCTAAATCTTCTAAAGATTTATTATTATCTATGATATATCCAGCCATGTTTGGCATGAGTGTCATACTAAGGCTATTCTCTGGGGGTAAATGGTGTGATCTATCTACCCAAATACAAGCATCAAATACTTTTTGCTTTTTCATTTCTGTAAATTCTCTAACATTTCTAAGACCACAATATATATCATGCTCAGAAAATATATCTTTACCTAATTGAGAAGGATCATTTTCACAATATTCTGCAATCGCATTATACCATTCTGATCTGTGATTATGCCTGTCATCGTAACATTCTTCAATTGATTTGTATTCATACTTATCTTTTAAGTCATTATAGATGAACTTTTTGCAAGCAAACATACTGCTGGAAATAAAACTTAATTTAAACTCATTACATAGTATTTCAGATACAGTATCTTTTCCATGTCTGCCATGTCCAATGACTAATAATTTTGGCTTTAGCATTTTACTTCTTCCAACTCATAATATTCCATAACTTCATTAGTTTGAGATTTTGCGATTGCTTCTGCTTTTTGCCAATCGCTTTCTTCTAAATCAAATTCAATCACCTTATCTATCCTCACATCTTGCACTTCGGGCCAGCCCAATGATTGTAACGCATAAGTTACTGTTTGTCCAGCGTTATCAAGTATTCCTCTACGAATACATATCATTGCTTTATATCTCATTAATAACCCGGATGCTCAAATTTTTCTGGCATTGTAAATAATGCTCTTACACCGCTATCTTTATCTGTAGGTTGTCTTGCAAACACCACCCACTTATATGCAAACATTGTTTCCTTTGTGGTGCAAAATTCTCTAAAAGATGTACCAGTTGTATATACATCATCAACTACCAACCATGGATGTTTTGCTTCCCACTCAGAATATTTTCTGAGTGCATTTTGTAATTTTACTCCACCTCTGGGAATACCGACAACTTTTGAAAAAGGCTCTTTTTGATGATCCATAATCATTGCTGCTAGACAATCCCACTCTTTGTCTGATATGGCATCCATTTCAATTTTCCATGTCATAGGGATTCCAGCATGAGAAGTAAATTTCTGCTGTTGAAATAAATCTATTTGCTCTGAGGGTTCATTATTACCTAAAGACATTCCACTAGTAATCATCTAATTTTCCTATCCACTTATATAAGGTGTATTACCTACTTTTGCTCTGCGCCATTCTTTTTGGTTAAACATTTTTCCTTGTAGTTCTGTTATATGTTTTATTTCATTGTCTATATTATCTTTACTGCTTTGTTTTTTTACAGTAAGTCTTTTCATTGTCAATCTTTGTAGTCTGTAACTAAGAGAATTTTCAATCCAATGAATATCTTCTAAGTTTAATTTCCAATTATCTAAGTTAGGCTTTACCATTATTCACTCATACCTTGAGGATCATATTGTTCACCATTATATGCTGGATATGCATCAGTGTCAACCCCAGAATTACAACCAACCACTACAAACAATAATATCGCTACAGATATATATGCGCCTCTTTTCATCCATAACATAAAACCATCAAACGCTTGCTCTGCTTGTTGTTGTGCCGCATCTTTTATTTCTTTACTCATTATTTTAACCAATTCAAATATTTTTCAGGGTATTGTTTTTTATCTTCATATCTTACCCACAAGAAAGTACAAATTATTGCAAACCAAAAACATAGACAAAATGTTCCAATAGCAATTGCCATTAGTGTCCACCTTCTGAGTATATTACAGGTATAGCAAGAAACAACATGCCAAATATCATTGCAATCAACATAATAACTGGCATCTGTGATAGTAGAGGTTTATGAAAATCAAAGAGCCTGATATATTCATGTACTCTGTATGCTGCTACTTTATTCCTAATCTTTTTCATCTTCTAATATCTCTAATAGTTGCAATCCATTATCGTATGGACTCAAATTGTTATACTTTGTTAGACACTCTGAAATTGTAATATTTTCCCATATGTCTGTTGTTCCATCTGGATAAGTTATCTGATATTTACGTTTAGTTCTATCCCAAAATCTAGGGCGAACATCCGTAATCATTTCAGTTTTCATAGTATCATTCGCTTAATCCAAAACAAGGCAGTAAATTCATGTTACAGTACATACCATAATCTTCAAGACCTACTGTCAACATTAGCATAATGACAGGTAATCCTAATATCATAAAGACAAGTACAAGAAATGCCCATCCTAAACCTTTTGTGGTACAATAGTTATGTTCTTCACTCATTAATATTTTCCTTAAACCATTCGGGTATTTGTCGTTTTGTCCAAACCATCTTAAAATTTTTCTGTTTCGTGTTGTAGTAGTCTTGATATGATTTTATTGGGTCACTCTCATTTATACATTGTGGTTCATGTTGCATAGCAAGTGCGAATGGACTCATCAAGTATTTGTAACCTGATTTTATATTTTTAGGTGGTTTTGATAATGGTTCTTTTAGTAATTTTTCTGTGGCATGTACTTTACCATACCGATATGTATATTCTCTGCAAAGGGCAACAAAATGATTATAATGCCAATTGTAGTTGTTATCATTCTTCATAGTCCAAACAGTACATGGATGACCCATATGCACTGCTTTATATATAACATTTTCACGACTATCTGGCAAGACCCAATATTTAACCATTCTTTTTCCAGACTTAGAAGGACGCAACTCTTGATCACCATCCAACATACGATGTGCCGTGGAGAGCATTTGTGCGCTCTCCACAATCATCTTTACAACGTGCTTGTCACATTGCAATTTTGCAGCAATAGTAGGGTCATTATCTAAAATAAATATATTCATTTATCTTCCATGCGATAAAAAATATGTGCGCCAATCTGAACTATTTTAGTGAATTCTTTAGCCCATGATGGAGAAACATATGTTGCGTGATAGTGTGTTGAACCTTCAGTTAATCCACGCCAATCTCCACCACTATACATTGCAACAGCGTGATCAACAGATTTTGTCCAAGAATTTTCATTCTGTGGTTCATCTGCCTTACCATCACAATACCAACTGAATTGACATTTATTGAGTAATGGTACACCCTTATCGTTTAGATAAGATTGATGAACAACCTCACACGGTGTGCTTGGATATTTTTCATGTGCTACTCTATTGAGAACCACATCCGTAACAGCCATGGCATCAGCCAAAGAAGATGCCATAGTTTCGTAATATATGTTTGTTGCCAAACACTGTACTTGTTTTACTTGTTCTGCTTGATAAGCAAGTTCAATTGCATGTTCTTCTGCAATTTCATTTGCTCTTTCTTCTGCTAGTTGTTCTACTGCCTCAGTAGTATCAGATACTTGCTTTTTTGCTTCAAAAACAGCATAGCCAATACCAGCGGCAATAGCACAATTAACTGCTAATATTCCGATAGTTGTTATACGCTTCATTTGTTGTCCTGTTCTGATTCGTTTATGCCTATATTATGACATACTACAAATCATTTGTCAACCAAATTTTAAAGTATATTGTGTGTGATGCTCTGGAGATAAATCTTTATAACCCAATGCCCAATTTTCTGCTGCATCTTCCACATATCTTAGGGAATTGTTGGGAAAGGTTTCTTCAAAATATTTTGTTCCATTTTCTGTAAAATATTTTATATACGCATACTCTTCTTTATAATCAAAATGAATTTCGCAATAATCATTACTGTTATCGGACCAAAAAGTTGAAAGTCTCTTTCCCATTTTATTCTCCTTTTTATGTTGGGTATAAATCTATTTCGTTAAAAAAGTCACTTGCCAGTGGAAATATTAAAGAAATTGCTTTTCCACATTGTATGGCTAATTCTCTATGTTCTTTTTGAGTTCCATTTGCACTTCTCAATTCAATGTAATGAATCCACGATCTTAGCGTTCCATTGACATACAGACGCGACATTGTAAGACCTTCTGGCAAAACTTTTCTTGCTTGCTCTTTGGCTATACCATTACCAATCGCCCAAAGATATGCTTCTTCAACCTTATCAATCACCTCTTGTTGCATTATATACCATGCAGATTGTAAATCAGCATCATCTGTTTCTATACTATTCTGTCTATTTTTAGTATCTTGAAGTCTTGCTTCACAAAGTTCAAACATATTATCGCCAAATTCATCAACATTAGCATATCTCTGAGAAAACTCTTGAAATGAGAATGACCTATGCCGCAAGAGTTGTCGGGCAATATCTCTTGTGGCTTCAATCTCCATTGTAGCAGATACCATTTCTAGCGGTGACCAATGCTTATGTTTGATCAGATATTGTAGAAGTTTTTCGCTAGTAGCACTATTGATTTGATTTGAAGGATTTGATACCCTAGCGCAATATGCGACAAATTCTTGTAGATCACCCAAGGCTGGCGATTCATGTACTTGCGTGTATGCTTTTAAAACTGCTTTCATAATATAGTCCTTTAATGTAGTGTTTTTGACTCGTTATCTTCCATGATACGATTATGCTGTAAGAATATATAGTTTAACATTCCCCGATACTCATCGTCAGTTAACTTCATTCTATAAAGTTTTAAAGCATATGCTTGCATTAGTCCTGCAATTTCAAGATGACTGAATTCTTCGTCATTTAAATCCGCAACTACTTTATGAAATTTATCCCATAATTGAGAAATCTTATCTACACTCTCTTGATCTAAAAAATCATCCATTTGTAAGATTACTCCATTTTTCTGGGTCAACTATATTTATATTCATTTGACTTTTCAATTTCATTATTTTACATACCACCATACATTATCTGGACCTACTTCGTGTTTCGGTGTTGATTGCACAACAGCCATTGCTACTTGAATAAGATTTATATCATGTCCAGATACCAATCCACCTTTTCTAATTTTTGGAGTCCATAATTCAATATCTCTTTTTACGGAATCACCATCATGTGAAGCATCAACAAAAACGTAATCAAGAGAACCATCTTCAAACTGATTATGTGCAAGATGTGTGAAGTCTCTAATCAATTTTGCTCTACCATCAAAACCTTCACAAAATTTAATAAGTTCACCATACCATTCAACAGGTGGTTGTTCACACAATTCCTCTGTGGTTGATATATCTTTTGCTTTCCAAATCTTATCGTTTAAAAATACATCAACCCCAATATGGTTTGTGTTTCTACAATTTTCCACGATAAACTTAAATGTTGGTCCTCTCAACACTCCTAGTTCTACACCAATCTTATAATTGTTTGATCTAATTTGATTTGCTAACCAATTCGCTCTATTCATAGTTTAAAATCCTTATATTTTTCAGCATCTTGTCCTTGAGGGGTTTTATCAAATACTGGACCATCATCCATTAGAGTTTGTTGATCATCACTCACATCAAACAACCTCATTTTAGAACGGTCAACGCCTATAACAAACCGCTTTTTGTATGTAGGATCATTGTACCTATTCTTTAACTGTTTAACTGCAATTTGCCCCATTTCTTCTAGTTCTTCATTAGATATGAGTGCAAACATTAAATCTGCTGTCGCTGGAAGGCCGAATGATTCAGAAGTATCCTCTAATCCAATATCAGAATTTGAAAAGCCTGATCTTGTTGTTTGTGTTGCTGAGACAATCGGTACGTTGAATTCAACTGCGAGTCCTCGCATTTCTTCCGCGATTGCTTTGATATAGGTGTAAGAATTTATTGATCCCCCCATAGCCTTCATTCTGCTACTAGCGCAAATATTTAGATAATCTATAAAAATAATATCTGGCTCAAATGATTTTTTTAATTTAAGTTCACTTAGCAGACTTCTAAAATGAGAAACATTTGCTTGACCAGTAGGATATTCTTTAATAATTAATTTACCATTTGTTCTCTTTGAAATATTGGCAACTCTCTCAGAAAAGTTTTCTCTACTTAAAGTAGTAATTTGATCAATAGGGATATTTAAAAGATTTGCATCAATTCTTTCAGCAATCCTTTCTTCTGCCATTTCCATTGTGATATACAAAACATTCTTACCGTCTGAAAGTGCTGCCGCTGCTTGGTGACACATAAAAAGGGATTTACCCACACCAGTACCAGCCAAGATGATATTTAAGGTTTTCTTAGGCAAACCACCTTTAGTGATCAGATTAAAATATTCAAGATCAAAAGGTAATCGTTCTTCAGTGCGATGATAAAATTCATAGCGTTCTTCAAAATTTCCAAGATAGTCGTGACCAACATTCGTATCAAATGAAACACCCAATGCAGTGCTTAGAATATCAGGTAAAGCATTTTTAGAAAGTGTTTCATGCTTTCCATCAATGATACTAATTGATTCCATCACTGCATTGAATAGTGCGCGGTCTTGACACCACTTCTCAGTAACCTCTAAAAGATGTTCTTCATCTGAGGGTGTTCCATCAAAGATTTGTGGTATAATCTCCATAGCATGTCTATATTGCTCATCAGTATAACGATCTGATTCATCAATCTCAATTCTAAACGCTTCTTGAGTGGGCAATCTATTGTATTTACCAGCATATACGCCAACATTGGTAAACATTTGCCGATACACGCCCTCAAAATACTCTGGTTTTATAAAAGGTAAAACCTTACGCATATACTTTTCATCAGAGATTAAGTTTTTTAGAATTATTTGTTCAATATTAGACAATTACAGTTCCTTCATTTCACCTGTTTTATTGATTATAGCAGTCTCTATAATAGAAGTCAATAGATTACCAACAAAGTCTTGGAACTCCAAACTACCTTCATCAAGATCATCTATTGGCGAACTTTCTAGCGTGAAGTCAAATGTCATTTGACTATCCTCATTATCCTCACCATCAAGTGTGATTGTTCCAAAAGAAACTACTGTTTCAGAATATACACCCTCTAAAATTCTAATTGACCATGCTCTATCGTCTTTTGGATGTGGAATATGTTCATAGTCTATACTTTCTTTAAATTCTGGCATTATTCATCCCCATTCATTATAACTTCATCCATATCAATTTCTGTCTGATACCCAATAGTATACTGCTTTTTAATAAATTCAGCAAAGTCTGTGCTATCAAATATAGGCTTCCAAAAACTTTCTTCAAGAGTACCAGCCTCACGAACTTTCTTCTCAGACACTTCACCAGTATTCATATCAACTGAACTATACCAACCGTTACTTGGCTTGACAACATATCCACCAGCAAGAGCAACTTCTAGTAATCCAGACCAAGGTGCAACGCCACCTTCCCAAGAAACCGTAATGGGAATTTTGGACTTTTCCTTAACGAACCTAGATTTTTCAACATTGATAACAAAATCATATCCTTGAATTTCGGTTCCCTTTTTATTCTGTCTGCGACCAAGAATCCAAATGTTGTTTGCACTGTAATAAATGCCAGTTCCACCAGACACAATATCTTTCGGAAATAACCCAATTTCTTTGTATGTGTGATTGACTGCAATCATGGGAATATTCTTCATTGCCAAATATGGTGTACACATTCTGAATAGACCTTTAAGTGCCTTTGCTCTTGACATATCTGCTACAGACTTTTCGTTGATTGCATCTTCCATTTCTTTCTTAGATGCAAGAT